ATTCCTCATGCAATAATGATGGGGGAAAAACCAAGATGGGCTATTAGTATTCGTCTAAAAGGAAATATTAAAACTTGGGACAAAATGGTTGAAGTGTTTCAAGAATTAAATTTATTGGATAAAAGATGATGTTAACTTTACCACAATTTAAAATGCAAAAAGAAAGAATGGAAATTTGTTCTAAATGTGAGTTTATGGTTAATAAAATGGTAGCAATGTGTTCCGTTTGTAATTGTGTTTTAAAAACAAAAACACTTTTAATTGACACAAAATGCCCCAAAAATAAATGGTAACTATGAATAATTTTTTTATACCGTTAAAAAACTTTTTTGTTGATATAGAAAGGCTGACAACCGAAATAGATAAATTTGTTAAACCAAATACTTGGAATGAAATAAGTTATCATTATGATGAACACACACCTTATAGAATACACATAGCATTAAAAACTAGTCCTGATACAATATGGAGATTCAAAGAAAATGGAAAAATTACCGAAATACATCAGCCCGCCGATGGCATACCGGTATTAATTAAGACGAATAGTCTGGAACATTCAGTTTTTATTCCTATTGAAACAGAAAGAGTGCATTTGTGGTATCAGTATCATCATGAAATATCAAATGAAGTATTGGAAAAAATAAAAAATGTTTAAATTTTGCCCCCCTAAAGTCCTTGCTGACTTAAAATCCGAAACCTTTCCTGATGGTAAACGTTACTACACACTAGAAGATGGTACGAAGTTACCATCGGTCACCACAGTTCTTGGTGCTCAGAAGAAAGAAGCTATTATGAAATGGCGTAAGAGAGTTGGTGAAGAAGAAGCCAATCGTGTATCAAAGAAGGCAACTAGTCGTGGCACCAATGTACATACACTATGTGAACGATATTTAAATAATGAACCGTTAGGTGATATTATGCCTGATGCTGTTGAAATGTTTAGAACACTTAAACCATTACTCAATCGCATTAACAATATTCATTATCAAGAGTGTGCCTTATGGTCTAAACAATTAGAAATGGCAGGTAGGGTCGATTGTATTGCTGAGTTCGATGGTGAGTTATCCGTAATTGATTTTAAAACATCCAAGAAGATTAAATCAAGTGCAGACATTGAAGATTATTATTGGCAAACGGCAGCATACGCTTTGATGTATGAAGAAATGATTGGCATACCTATAAATAACTTAGTTATTATTATGGCGGTTGAAGATGAACAGCCATTGATATTTAAACAACAGACACAAGACCACATTCTTGGTTTGGTAAAAGCTATACAATTTTATAAGGACCAATACAAATGACAACCGTGATGACATTTAAATTCCCAACTTGGCCACCTGTTTTTTGGGATGTGCCTGAAAATTTTATTCAAACCAGAGATGAATATCTAACCACAAATAAAATAATTGATAATTATAAAGTTGAAAATGAAAACCAAAAAACGGTAGTTTTTACTACAATTTTTAAAGATGCCGAAACTTTTGAAAAATGGAAATTAGAACCAGCTGTTGAATCGTTTTTTAATTACAGAAACGACTATTGTAAAAATAATGGTATAGAAAAAACGGCAGAATTTTTTTAAAACTAATTACACACATAATTATAATGACCAAAAATGGTAATTCTCTAAGTATAAATACTAATAGTACAAACACTAATACGAAAGAAAAAAATGAGTAAAGATAACTTCGAAAACTATTCGGAAGAAAAAATTGAACAGAGATTAGGTACATTGATAGTACTTGCAGCCGGTTTGACCGTTTTGTTTACGGTATTTTACCTGTTCGGTTAATTACCAGTTTCACATTGTAAGATAATTGCAGCAACCGCTTGACATTTATGTTGGATTAGTATACACTCCAAGAATGTAGATTAACTCTGCATAAATAAAGTACCAGCAACACACAAACCGCTGGTAATACACATAAACACACACAAGGAGAAGTAAATGAGTATGACACCTTATGAGATTCGGCTAGAACTCTTAAAAATGGCCAAAGAAATGCTCACCGATGACTATTATGGCAAGCGTGAAGTTATTTCAAACGAGTGGACAACCAAGGTAGAAGAATCCAAGATTAACGGAACTCCTTCACCACAACATCCAGGTTTTCCACCATTTCCCTCCGAAGAAGAAATCATTAAAAAAGCAGAGATGCTCAATGGTTTCGTTTCTCAAACCACTCCACAACCTGAAGTAAAAATTACAAAGAAAACGAATTCGTAATTGGAGAAATCTGGCCGCCTGATGTTTGGTGGCCAGAACATCAAAAAGGAAGAAAGATGTATTTCAACAAAAAAGTAACTAATAAATTTTTAATTGCAACCTCAGTAATATTAATTGCGGTTAATCTATTCGTGCCTGTAGCAAAAGCTCAGGTAGAAAAACAAACAATGAAAGTTGCCAGTCAACATTTCAATAATGAAATTCAATGTTTAGCTGAAAACATTTATTATGAATCTGCTGGTGAATCATTTGAAGGTAAATTGGCAGTTGCACAAGTAACACTCAATCGTGTAAACTCTGGCAAATTTCCAAACACCGTTTGTGGTGTAGTAAAACAGAAAGATGTAATCAATGGTAAAATGATTTGCCAATTCTCTTGGTTCTGTGGCCATGTATACTCGATGGTTCGTAACCCATATCAATGGGAAGAATCGGTACTTGTTGCAAAGAAAGCCTTGACAAGTGAAGTTGCTCATGTTACACTCCATAAAGAGAAAGCAATGTTTTATCATGCCAATTATGTAAAGCCTAATTGGAATTTACCAAGAATCACACAGATTGGTAATCACATTTTTTATAAAGAGAGAAGTAAAATATAATATGCCAACAAAAAGTGAGATTAAAGATTTTAGTATGATGATTGAAGAATTGGCATCCAAATTGAGATGTAATCACATGGATGCCATTCTACAACATTGCAAAGAAAAAGGATTAGAAGTTGAAGTGGCATCTACATTAATTTCTTCCGCACTCAAAGCAAAAATTCGTGAAGAAGCACAAGAATTAAATTTGATTAAAAAGAGTTCAAAACTCCCTCTATAATTTGTTATGACAGAAAATTCAGGTTTTGCCGCATATGCATTATGGAATGCCTTGAAGTTGCATTTTACTTCCGAATCTTACGATTACTTTAAGTATAACGGAAAAACAAATGTATCTAAACAGACATTCACCATCAACAAATCAAAATACCAATTCTATAAATTATCCCGTAAATACGATATAGAAGAATTAAAAAACTTCTATATTGCCAACTTTATCCAAGGTAAAGGTGATTGGGTGGGCGACTTACTTCAGGATGGTGATGAGAACTATACCAAGTGGCAAAAAACCCAACAGAGCTTGACATATACCTTTGAGAATGATATAATGTATATGTTTGATAGTGTTGATGGTGCTGAGTTCTGGCATATTGATGATTACTTTAAACCAATCGATGGTGGTTGGCCAATGTTAATTACCAAAATGATGCACGATAAGATTTCATTGGAAACAGTTTGTATCCTAGTTGATATACTTGGTTGTATGCCAAAATGGGAAAAACAAATCACCGAAGATATTATTTGGCCAACACACCGAAGAATTATAAAGAAATATACACCGTTTATACAATACGATAAAGAAAAGTTTACGAAGTTTTTAAAAGAAAAGATTAAAGAATATGCATAAGATTACCAAGATTTACTTGGACATGGATGGTGTGATTGCTGATTTCAATAAGCGATACAAAGAATTGTATAAGATTGAACCAAAAGATGCAGACACATACAAAACATTTGATAAGTTTTTTACCATGTTCATTGCTGAAAGACAGTTTGCCAAATTAGATTTAATGCCTGATGCTCTGATGCTAATTAACTACCTCAGGTCATTATCAATACCAACAGAGATTCTATCTTCAACATCATCCGAAAAGCGTGATGCAGAAATTAGAGAACAAAAAATTGATTGGTTGAATAAACACAACATTGAGTTTCCTGTTAATTTAGTACCAGGTAAAAGATTTAAGAGAGATTTCTCTAATGAAAATTCACTATTGATTGATGATACTTCACAGAACATCGACCAATGGAGAGTAGAGGGTGGTATTGGTATACTTCATACTGATGCTATGACCACCATCGGTATTTTGAAAATGTATACTTGACATTGGATAAATATTCTTATATAATGAATAATGTGGACAAGCCGTTTTATACACCGTTAATAATCCGTTTATACGAAAGGAAGTAAATTATGAGTTCATTTGCGAACCTCAAACGCCAATCTGGCAACCTCGATAAGTTATCTAAAGCAATCGAGGCACTCAATACCTCATCCGAGGGTAACGAAAAATCCGATAATTTCTGGCGACCAGAAGTAGACAAAGCTGGCAACGGCATGGCTACGATTCGTTTTCTACCAGCACCTGCTGTAGATGGCGATGATGCATTACCATGGGTCAAAGTATTCTCACATGGATTTCAAGGTCCTGGTGGTTGGTTAATTGATAACTGTTTAACCACCAAAAATCAACAATGTCCTGTGTGTGAACACAATTCTGCATTGTGGAATTCTGGTATCGAAGCGAATAAAGATATTGTTCGTAAACAAAAACGTAAACTAAATTACATTGCCAACGTTTATATTGTGTCCGACCCAAAACATCCTGAGAATGAAGGTCAGGTTAAATTGTTTAAGTTTGGTAAGAAAATCTTTGATAAGATTACTGAAGCGATGAATCCTCAGTTTGAAGATGAAACAGCAGTCAATCCATTTGATTTATGGAAAGGTGCCAACTTCAAATTAAAGATTCGTAAGGTTGAAGGTTATCAGAACTATGACAAGTCTGAATTTGAATCATCATCTCCATTGTTGAGTGATGATGATGAATTGGAAAAGATTTGGAAGTCAGAGTTCTCTTTGTCTGAGATGACTTCTGATAAAGAATTCAAGTCATATGATGTTCTGAAACAACGCCTTGATAAAGTTCTAGGTCTCAATGGTGAAGCACCAAAGACAACCGTAGAACAAACCAAAGCGAAGAACTTTGACGCCAAAACTAAATCTAATGATTCTCCTTTTAAAGATGAATCGGAAGATGATGATATGGCATATTTCAGCAAGTTAGCTGAAGAAGATTAATTCTTCTATATAAGAGTAACACGGCCACACCCTCTGTCGAAAGATACGGTGTGGTTTTCTTTTGGTTATTATACGACTCTGGTGCTGTATAATATCATTCTTTGAAATGTTTCTTCCATATTCCTTACTGAAGGAATCTCGGTAACACTTTGAGATGGTTGATTTTGTGCATTGATATTTGTTGTATTGATTGTTTCATTAGCCGAAGTTGAATCCGTTGGTAAATTCATTTCTAAATTCTCATTAGTTGCTGGCATTACGGCTGCTGATGCAGGCGCCGAAGGCATTGGTGTGGCCGTGTCGGAAGATTCTGCTGAAGCCGTTGGTGTCGCTGTGGGTCCTGAATCAGCCTTTGGTGTCGCTGTGGGTCCTGAATCAGCCTTTGGTGTCGCTGTGGGTCCTGAATCAGCCTTTGGTGTCGCTGTGGGTCCTGAATCAGCCTTTGGTGTTGCTGATGTTGGTACCGTAGCCGGTTTGCCAAGTAACTTATCTCTTTCAATTTTATAATCTTGAACTGCTCGTGCAGCTTCTGGACCTCTCTCTGCATATCCTTTTAATTGTGCATCATTTAATTTTTCACTTTCATTATAGTTCTTTTCAAAATTGGCAATTTCAGCTTTTGTTTTTTCATATTCAGGAAGTTTTCTAATACGGTCTTCCTCATCTTTAACACCGGCAAGGCCACCAACTGATTCTGCTTGTTTTAAGGCCAAATTAAAAGGTGAGTTTGGATCTTTATCGTAACTGGATTCATCAGTCAAAACTTTATACATGAAATAAGCAATACCAGCTGCAGCTGCTCCGCCTAATAAAACTCCACCAGCACCAGTAACAGCGGCTGTTGCTAAACTTCCCAATCCTCTAATTGCTAATTTACCAAGGTCTTTTAATCCAAACATATCCAAGATATTATCAAATATTGAAACATCTGGTTCTTCTTTCTTTGTTGCCGTTTCTTCTTTTGTTGTTTTATATTTTAAAGCCTCAAGCAATTCTTTATGCCGTTGTTTAGCTTTTAATTCCCTTTCAAATATTTCTTCTTCTGTTGGTGATAGATTTTTAAGTGAGTGTCGAGAATCTTCTAACAAAAGATAAATCTCATTCAGCATCTCTAACATACCTTCTTCATTTTCACGAGTGGGTTTTATCTTTGATGCTGTATCCATTTTACCTTGTTTACCGGTAAAATATTTCATATCCTTTTCACTTCTACCCATCAATCTACCAACAAGAGCAGGAGCTAAATTTGAACCACCAGTCATAAATTTAGCAATGTTCATTGGATCAAACTTTTTCTTTAAGTTTGTCATTCTTGCTTGGCTGCCTTCTGAAACGGATTTAGAAATGGATTTACCAAAAGATTCTCCACCGACCATTTTCTCAGAGATTCTATCTGATAATGTTTTTTTTCTTATTCTATCGGCTTGTTCGTAGTTCATTCTTAACCTTTACTCTTTTCAAGAATTGCTGGCCTGTCATTCTCTTTTTGTTTTTTATTTGTTTGTTGTGTATTATTTGTTTGATTAACATTGGTGGTATTTACAATGTTTGCATTCTTATCTGATTCAGTTTGTTTCAAATCTTTATTTTCAACAGAAGCTGCGTTAATTTGATTACCGGTGTTTAAACCTTGTGATTCAAATTCTAAAGCCAATTCCGCTCGTTTGGTAGCTTTTTCACCTGTAGGATCAGAAAAACCAACGGCTTTATTTACTAATGATATATTTTCAAGAGATTTTGGATCTCCTTTAGTTAAATATGATTTATAATTTAAAAAGAACCAAGGTATAGATTTTGCAGCAACTTCAGGACTATTAAGTAAATCTGGATTAGAAATTAAATCCATTTTAAGATAATCACCTAAAGATTTATATGCATTTTTTCCTGTAATTTGTAAAAAACCTCGGCCTCTATATTTCCACCCGTCACCTGGTTGAGAATTACCATCTGTTTTTGCATATACATGATTTGCTAGTGCTTCTGGATTTTTAACAAATTGTTGAGCAAATTCTTCACTAGGTATTCTATTTTTACCAAAAGTATTTTGAATTGCTTTTGCGGAAGAATAATTTAAATTTTCACTTTTTGCCACGAAATTAGATTCTGATTTTACTTGTGCCAATACATTTGCTTGTGCTTTAGAAGAAAGGCCAGCAGCAGCCAATGAAGAAATGACGATTGCTGCAGACCCACCTAGTTTACCTGCCGCACCACCAACTATTGGAGGTTTAGCAGTTGGTGTTGCTGTTGGTGGTTTTACTTCTGGTTTTGGTGCAGGTGCCGTAGTTGACGGCTTAACTTCAGGCTTGGGAGCAGGCGCTGCCGAGGGTGGCTTTACTTCTGGTTTTGGTGCAGGTGCGGCCGTGGGTTTTTCTGCTTCTTTAGCAGGAGGCTTTGGTGCTTCTTTAACTGGTGGCTTTGGTGCTTCTTTAGTAGGAGGCTTTGGTGCTTCTTTAGCAGGTTCTTTTGGTGCTTCTTTAGCAGGTTTTTTACCTTTGCCTTTACCTTTACCTGGTGGTGTAGGTTTTGTTGGTGCACCAGGTTTTTCTTTTACTTCTTCTTTCTTTTTTCTTTTCTTTTTATCTTCTTCTTCTTTTTTCTTTCTGACCGTCAAAGCTGCAATGATGGCTTTATTTCTTTGTGTTTCTCTTTCCTCATTTGCATCATCTTCATTTCTTCTGGCTTTGGCCAATGACTTTCGAGTTTCTTCAGCCATTTTTAATTCTTCATAAATCATTCCCAATACTTTAGTTGCTTCACCACCTTCTTCTAATGCACCACCAGTTTCAAAATTAACTCCTCGTGCAGAAGGTCTTTTTCTTGGTTTGGCAAAATGTTCTATTGTGGATTGTTTACGACCCATTAAACGGCCGAGAAGTGCTGGTGCTAGATTAGAACCGCCAGTAAGTTTCTTGGCAATATTGAGTGGGTCGAACTTTTCTTGAATGCCAGTGAATGTGGCTTTGGTTCTATCGGATATAGCAGAACCAAAAGACGAACCAATGCCTTGACCTTCAACCAAATTGTCGGTGATGAGGCCTGCTAGTCCTTTTTTTCGTATGCCTTCAGCTTTGCCGTATTCCATTTACTTTTTTCTTTGTCTTTCCCGTATCTTTTGGTTTTCTTCTTCAATATACGCAATCAACATAGAAACGTAAATGTCCCGCTCCCAAGGCATCATATTTTCAAGCTCTGACAAACTATACTTATGGTGATGTATCAACGCAAAGTTTGTCTTATAGTAATTCTTTAAATTGTCATGACGAAATATTAAACGAAAAAACTTTCAAGTCCTTCTACTTCAATTTTGTGGTCAAA